ACCAGCGGCGTGGGGGGGCAAGGGGGAATCGGTGGCACGGGCGGCGCGGGCCTGTCGAGCGGCACCGGTGCGAGCGGTCAAGATGGGTCTGTGGGCGCTACAGGATTCGGCGGACATGGCGGCGGGGGCGGCGGAGGGGGCGGCGGCGGAGGCGTGGGACGGACCACCGCCGGAGGCCGTGGCGGATCGGGTGGGGCCGGTGGCAAGGGATCGGACGGTCTGATCTTGATTATCTATTGAGGATGCGATGAGCACACATTACACCTTTGATCCGAGTCGTCCCGCCGGCAGCCGGCTGCGAACGGCGTTGAACGCGCTTGAAGTGGGGCGTGCGAACTTGATCGCCGAACAGGCGACTATGACCGCCGATTTGAATGGGGACGGCAGCAGCATCACGCATTTCGATAATGTCGTGACCAATTACGGGTTTGCGAGCACGACGACCGCAAAAGCTGCGTGGGATGAGATCAATGCCGATCTGGCCAAGATCAGTGGCGATGGGGCGACGTCGAATGTCGATACGGCGTTGCGGCAGTTGTTTACGAAACTACGCTAGATGGCGATTACGCTGTTGCACTCGGACGTGGGTGGGACCGTGGTCACGATTGATAGCACGGGTGCCTCCTTTATTGCGCTCTGGGTGTCTGGCAACGTGATTGTTGCGCCCACGGATCTCACGCAGCCCAATACGATCCTTGGACCCTTGAACACCTGTGCGTGTTCCAATGGGGGCTCGGCGCAGTTGTATTACATTGAAAGTCCGATCACATCGAGTTCACATAGTTTTGGGACGACTACCACGTTTCCGACGATCATTGCGGCGGCTTTCTCGAACACGGCGACCAGTGCGATCTTTGATGGCCAACAGAATCATGCTGACGCACAAGCCTCTCCAGCCCAAGGCGGATCGGTGACACCGGTGAGTGCGAATTCGATGGTGCTCTCGGGTGTCGTGGCCTCGGATAGCGCGATTTCCAGTGTGGATAGCAGCTTTTCGGTCATCCAAGACCGGACCGGCACGGGTGGCGTCAGTTATGGCACCGCCCTCGCTTATCTGGTGGAAACCACGATTGCCGCGCAGAATCCGGCCTGGACGCATACGGCGGCTAATATAGGCGTTTGGAATGGATCGTTTGCGCCAGTATCGGCCGGCTCGTATACAGTGGTGCTCATTCGATCATGACCCAACCAGACGTGCTCTTGCTCGATAGCATTGGCGGATCCTACACCGAAGCCTCCTTGCAGACGCGTGGGCTTGGCGGCAGCGAGATTGAGATTCTCCAAGTGGCGCGTGGGCTGACGAATCGTGGCCATTCCGTCGCCATTGCGAATGGTGTCGACGAGTTGAAGGTCGAGGACGGCATGACCTATGTGCCCGTTGCGCAGGCGTGGCAGCATACGCCGCAAAAAGCGCTCTATCTGCAACGGTTCAGCACGCCATCTACACGGATGGAGATTCCCTCTGATGTGCGCGTGATTGTGCGAGCCAATGATTTGCGCTGTCCACCGTATGACGTGCATCGGCCCTGGCTCTCGACTGGGCGAGCGACGCTGGTCGCGAATACGCACTGGCAAGCCGACACCTTTGACTATGCCAAAGATCGTGTGGTGATTTCGCCGATGCTCGAGCCGATGCCAGTGGTCAAGAAACAGCGCGGCTTGTTCGTGTTTGCGTCTGGAGCGATGAAGGGCTTCGAGGCGACCGTTGCGCTCTGGTGTGCTATGAAGCAACGGCATCCAGCAATGGCTGATTGTCTGTTGATGCTCGCCAATCCTGGTTGGGGTGAATATCCTAAACTCACAGCAGAACAACACGCGGCTGGGATTTGGTTAGCGGCATCGATGAATCCGAAAGAATATCGCGCTGCCATTGCACAAGCAGAAGGCTTGTTCATGGTCAACACCATGACTGAGGTGTTCGGCTGTGTTGCGGCGCTGGCGGAACGGGCTGGCACGCGCGTGCATATCCTCTGCGAAGCGGGGAAGGGCGGCTTCATCGAATCCGTAAAGAATCAGGATTACATCACGGAAGATCCGCAAGCCTTTGAAGATGGCTTCATTGAAGCGTTTGGCTTGTTTCCCAAAACTCCTGCTGTCTCCGATTTATCGCCGGCCGCGCTCATTCCGAAGTGGGAAGACGTGCTGCATTTAACGGGCCGCACGGTGCCGATCAGTTGTGAATCGCAGATGCCTGCCGATCCGCGTCTGGTGGCGAACCAGGATCATCTCGGTCCGTTCTTTGGTGATTTTCTGTCACTGCTACGCAGTCAGCTCGCACCTGGCGGCAGCGAATTTGGCGCCGGCCTGATGCTGTTCTCGCTAGCGACGAGCATGAAGGCGCAAGAGATTGTCGAAATCGGCCGATTCAAAGGCTTCTCGACATTGGCGCTCGCAGCGGCGTGCAAACTACAAGACATCGGATGGACCGAACCGAAGGCAGCCGAACAACGTCCCGACGTGAATTATGGACCGCGCACGCCATCGCGCGTGGTCTCGATTGATCCAAGTCCACGACAAGAAGCGACCGAACTCCTTGAACACGCCGGACTGTCTTCTTATGTGCGTCTGGTCAATAGGCGATCGGAAGATGCGGTGCCAGCGAAGCCCATCGATCTGCTGCTCATTGATGGTCGCCACGATGTCGCTGGTGTGCGCGATGATGTCAACCGATTCGTGCCGTGGGTGCGGCCTGGCGGCTATTTCATCCTCCACGATTACTATGGCTGGTTTACGCAGGACGGGAAGAATGGTAGTCCGATCGCGCAGGTCATTGCCGAAGACCTGACGACCTGTGACCGGCTGCTGATTGATACCCACTACGCGAGCCTGGTCATCTTCCGTAAGACACAGAACCTCACCGAGCCGTGGGAATTGCCGGCGAAGCCGTCGAAGATGCCGGCACGCCACGATGGTCGTCCCACGGTTGGCCTGTGCATCATTGCGAAAGGCGATGAAGTCAGCACTGTCGTCACACGGGCGATTCGGAGCGGTCAGAAAGCCGGTGTGGATTGCGTCACGGTCGTCTGTGATGCCCAGAATGACGCCGCAGATGTGGCGCGGTCACTTGGCGCGGATGTGTTCGTGCGTGCAAGCCCAGCGATCAACTGGCAGACTGGACACGGCGTCATTGCCGGGGCGAGGAACGAGGCGGTTGCGATCGCTGAGCAGCGCACCGATTACGTGCTCGTGCTGGATGCGGATGATGCGCTCGAAGGCGCCTTGCCAGCCACGCTGGATCGTGATGCGTATGAAGTGACGATCGAGGACGGTGGACTTCGCTATGCACGCGTGCAGCTCTTTCGGTCCGCGCTCGGGGCGCGCTACCGTGGCATTATTCACGAAGTCCTGGAAGGGCACGGGCAGGCCGCACCGCTTGTGGGATTGTCCTATCGGAGAGGAAAGTCAGCTTACGGCTATCAGGACCAAGACGCGGCTCCGGTTAAGTTTGGCAAACATGCGCTGCTGGCGAAAAAGTGGCTCTTGGATCATCCAGACGATACGCGCATGCAGTTCTATCTCGCTCGAAGCCTGCATGATGCCGGACGTCTCGAAGAAGCGATCGATGCCTACGCGCAGCGAGTCGCGATGCTGGGAGGATGGGAAGAAGAACGGTCCCATGCGGCTTACCAGATAGGCGTGATTCGCATTCAACTTGGACAGGACCCGACGACGGCCTTGTTGCAATCGGCCGGTCTTGGCATTCCGAAGGCCGAAGCGTTGACGGCGCTTGCGCGATGGTATCGCGATGAGACTCGGCGCCAGTTTGGTTTGGCGTATCTGTTTGCAACCCAAGCGGCTTCGATTCCCCAGCCGGCGGTGGCGCTCTTTACGCAACCGTTGGTCTACCAATTTGAGGCCGCGGCAGAAGTGGCCATCTGTGCGTATTGGCTTGGGCGGAAACAGGAAGCCCTCGAGCGATTTGAAGCCGTATTGCCGAACGTGCCCATGCCGCAACAGGCCTGGTGTAAATCGCAGATAGCTATTTGCTTGAGAGATTTGGGGCGGCTATGAACATCATGGAAATACAAGCCCTGGCGCGTGTCTTGGCGCCGGCGCTGTCTCGATTGTCAGCTCGGGTGAAAGCTGTCGAATCCATCGGCGCTGGCAGGAATGGCGTCGACGGCAAGAACGGTGAGGATGGTCTGGGGATTGAGGACCTTGAGGAAGACATCGAGGATGGAGGCCGATTCCTCATCAGACGGTATCGACACGGCGATCGGGTGAAGGAGTTTCGCCATCAGACGGCGATGGTGGTCGACCGCGGCGTCTACGTGGCCACACGCACCTATGAGAAGGGCGATGGCGTGACGTGGGCTGGATCGTTCTGGATCGCCAAAGATGCGACCAACGAGAAACCTGGTGACGGCGCGACCAAGTGGCGTCTAGCGGTAAAGGCTGGTCGAGACGGACGCGAAGGCAAACAGGGATCGCCAGGGCCGCAAGGTCTGAAGGGTGATCGCGGAGAAGCAGGCCGTAACTTCACATGATGCCTGCACCGAAACCGTGGTCTGGAGAAACGGCCGTGTGCATTGGCGGAGGGCCGAGTCTTACGCGCGATGACGTCCATGCGGTGCGGGGCCTGGCTCGCGTGATTGCGATCAACGATGCTTACGTGCTGGCGCCGTGGGCGGACGTGCTGTATGCCTGTGACAAAAAATGGTGGGACTGGCATAAGAACGTGCCAGATTTCCAAGGGATGAAATTTTCACTCGAGGCCGCGCAAACCGTGAGCGATCCGAGTATTCAGATTCTCAAGAATACTGGCAGCTTGGGATTTGATCCGAATCCGAATGCCTTACGGACGGGACTCAATAGCGGCTACCAGGCGTTGCATCTTGCGGTTGGGCGATTTGGCGCAACACGGATTCTCTTGCTTGGGTATGACATGGGCTGTGATGGCACGAAGTCCCATTGGTTTGGCGAACATCCAGACAAACAGCCGTCGCCCTATCCACAAATGCGGGCGGCCTTTGAACACCTGGTCGAACCATTCGCGGCGCTCAGCGTGACCGTGATCAACTGTTCGAGACGGACCGCACTGACGACCTTTTCGCGTGCGCCATTCGAGGATGAACTGGCACGCCTACAGGAACGTGCCGCGTGATTAAACTCTTCGCCGCGTTCTATAACGAAGCGCCACTGATTCCGTTTTTCCTCAGTCACTATCATTGGGTCCAGACGATTCACGCGATTGTCACGCCGTCTCAGGATGGCACTAGAGCACTGCTGGCGGCTGATGCGCGGGTGCAGATTACCGATGTGGCGATGCCTGACGGGATCGATGATGAAGCGAAAGTCCAATCCATCAACGAAGCACTCAGACAGCCAGACTACGTCCATGCGTGGCATCTGGTCGCGGATGCGGATGAATTCTTTTGGCCGCCCGATGATCCGTCCTGTTCGTCGGCACTTGAATATCTCTCGACGGTGCCACGGCATGCGGTGGCCTTTTATGGATGGCTCTTTCAGGTCTATCGACATGTGACCGATGCCGATTTAGATCTCGCACAGACGCCAGTGGTCTGTCAGCGCCGGCACGGCTATCTGTTCGGCAATAAACCGTCCTTTCTGAGACCGAATCACGGCTTACAACTGACGCCTGGGAATCATCGATTCGTCGGGGATCAACCGGTCTCTGAGACGCATCGGTTTGACGGGGCGCATTGGCAGAATGCCGATCCCTCCTTTGCGGCGATTCGTCGGGTGCGCGACCGCGCGGAACGTATCAGCGCCGTCAATCGACTGCACCATCACGGGACGCATCATTGGGCCGATACGATGGCCTCCGTCCACGAGGAATTGACGGAACATGCGCAGGATGCCCGTGTCTTCTAATCCGCGCGTCTTTGGCGTCGACTATCCGTTTCTGTCCTGTGGTCCGGTCTTTACGGATGGATTGGCGGCGGCTGCTGGTGATCTGGGATGGCCCTATGACCATGCCGTCTGGAATGCTGGCGACCTCAACGCTCGGATGGAGGCGTTTGCGCCGGATCTAGTCTTTGTGGTGCATGGCCGACGATTCGCCCAGACGCACCGACCGGTGCCACGGTCGGCGGTCTGGTTGCTGGATGAACCGTATGAAGTGGATGACACGGCATCCTGGTCTGGCAATTTTTCCCATGTGTTCATCAGTGATCCGGCCACGTTACATCGTCATCCTGGCGCGACCTATCTACCGGTCTGTTATGACCCGCACATTCATCGTCCAGGGGCTGGACTGAGACCTTATACGGTCGGATTCATCGGAGGCGGCAATCCGACGCGCGATCGCTATCTAGGACGGTTGGCACGAGCCGGCCTTCTCAGTTATGTGGTTGGCGGGGCCTGGAACGATTCGGACGTGACACGGCTCACAATCTCAGGCAATATTCAACCACGTCAAACGGCGGCGTTCTATCAGCAGACCCAAATTGTGCTCAACGTCTTTCGGGAAGTGCATCACTACAACCGGGAGCAGATTCCGGCGACGTCGCTGAATCCGCGCGTCTATGAAGCGTTGGCCTGCGGGGCGCTCGTGGTCAGCGAGTGGCGGCCAGAAGTCGATCGCATTGTGCCTGAGCTGCCGACGTTCCGAACGGAAGATGAGTGTGTGTCACTGATCACGCATCTCTTGGCCCATCCTGACACGGCGGAATCGATTCGCGTGGCGTGTGCCGCACGATTGGCCGATGCGACCTACGCCCATCGGTTGCAGACGGTGCTGGCAACTGTCGGAATGGCGGTGACGGCGTGAGCGATAGGCCGATCAGTGGTCATTCGGTATTAGCCAAAGAGATTTGCGACGTGTTAGGACTGAAGCATGTGAAGAAACTCGATCTGCATTTCGATGTCAATTCGGCCGTGACGGCAGACGTCGTGTTCTATCCAGAAAAGGACGGCATCAAGCAAACGATAACGATCATGCGTCGATATACCTTCAGTATCGTGGATGAATCGGAGCCATCGTGATGCCTCGCGTCTCGATCATTACGACGGTCTATGACCGCGTGGCTTGCCTGGAACGCTGTCTGCGGTCCACGCAGAAACTGATCTTTCGAGACTTTGAACAGATCGTGGTGTCTGATCATCCACCTGGCGATTATCTGGGTGGCATTGCGCAGGCCTGCGCCGATGCTGGCGTATCGCATCTCGATTTGCCGGTGCGGATGAACGACTTCGGCATTTCACCAGCGATGGCTGGACTGAAAGCGTGCTCGGGCGAATTGGTCTGCTTTCTGAGCGATGACAATGCCTACTTGCCAAATCACTTCGCGCCCTTACTGGCGGCCTTCGATGCCGATCCTGGTCTTGGATTCGCCTACAGTTCCTGTCTCTATGCCGGTCGGAAGGAGCTGCGTTATGCGCCGCCGGTGGGCGCGGGCATTGACCTCGGGCAACCACTCTTTCGGCGATCGATGCTGCGTGACTTATTCCAAGATGACTTGCCCTGTCGTGGTCAGTTCGCGTGGGATTGGGAATTGATTTTTCGCATCATGCATGCCGGCTATCGGTGGCAGCATGTCGACCAGACCAGTTTCGTCTTTCGCTTGGAAGCCTATCCCGAGTTGATGCAGGTGCTCGCATGAGATTGACGATGGAGGTTATCATCTCAAGTTTGATTCTCTGGCGTATTGTGATCATGCTGCAGCAGGCACTGTCGTGAGAGACCTCGAACAGTTCGACACGCTGATCAGCACGGTCGCTGGCGGATCGCCAGTAGTTCGGGCCCTGACGCTGGACTATGCCAAGCTCCACATTCGGGCGCTCGGCAATGCCGATGATGAATTGACCGGCCATCGGATTGATGCGGCCGCGTCCTATTTTGAGGAGCAGACAGGCCGGCAACTCCTGACTGCGACGCGAGAACTCTGGCTGGATGGCTTCCCGTTCTTCGGCTCGAGCGGATGGCGCGCGCGCATTGAACTGCCGCGGCCTCCGCTGCAATCAGTCGTCAGCATCGATTACGTCGATGGCGATGGGAACACCCAAACCTACGGCGGATCACCACTCATCTATCGAACCGTGCAGCCAGTCGGCGATTACGGGCGCCGTGGTTTCGTGGAACCGAACAGCGGCCAGAGTTGGCCAATCGCGCTCTGTGAAACGGCGGCCGTGAAGATTCGGTATACCTGTGGATATGGGGACGGACCGGACAACATGCCGTCGCTCGTGCGGGGTATTCTGTGTTTTCTCATCGGTAACTTCGATACGTTCCCGACCGACATCAGCGAGATTCGCGGCTCCGTGCTCGAGTTGCCGTTGGGCGTCAAGGCCATGATGGATGGCTTTAAGTTCTCGGCGTTGCCGTCGCAAGTGCTGCGCACGGTGCGTCCGTTGTCTGGCAGCACGCGCTATTACTGGCCGGGACCGTGGGTCTAATCCGTGGTTATCATCGATATCGGCAGCATGCGACAGGTGGTCACACTGGCAGGTCCAGACGTGTCGAGTCCTGACGGCGATGGAGGATTCGTGCAGACGTTTACGCCGCTCAATCCAGCCGTCTGGCGCTGCAAGATCGACGCGGGTCGACCTGGGAAGTCAGAAGAAGTGCGCGAAGGCACGATTACCGGACACGCGACGTATACGATGACAGGGCGTTTTCATACGGGGATTACGAATCAGACGCGGATGGTCTGGACCGATCGCGCTGGCGTGGTGCATACCGGAAACGTGCTGGACGTGATCGATGTCGAGGGCGCTGGGGTGCAGACGATGGCCCGCGTCACAGAGGTCGTGCCATGAGCGTCACCTTGCACTGGTCAGGACTGGATGACTTCAAGGTGAATCTCGCGGCCCTTCCAGACACGCTCGGTGCGGAAGCGGATCCGATCGTCGATGCGGCCGCGAATGCTGCAGCAGCAGAGATTCGGGCTGGCTATCCAGGCACCGCGGCCTCGTTGGCTGGCCACGTCTTCGTATCGCGTCTGGATAAGGGTAAAACGACCTCGGCGCGTCTGGTCAAAAACACGTCGCCCTTGGCGTTTATCTTCGAGAATGGCACGCAGGTGCGGCATTACGTCTCCGTGCATGGGAAGCCGCATCTGACGGGTCGGATGCCACCCTTACACGTCTTCGTGCCACCGATTATCAAGCATCGTCGCGCGATGTATGTGGAGCTCAAGGCGTTGCTTGAGCGGAATGGCCTCATTGTGATCGGTGACGCATGAGCGATAGCAGTGATATCGACCAGGCCATTCTCGCCAAGCTGGGAGCCGATTCGACGTTGCTGTCGTATTGTCCGAACGGCGTCTATTACGCGGAGGCGCCGCAGAACTCGACGCGGTTCGTCATTGTCAGTTTAATCACAGAGGCGGATGAAGGCGAGTTTGGCGGGCGCGCGTATGAGGATGCGGTCTATCTGGTGGAAGCGCGGATGCTGCAATTGTCAAACGGCGCCGCGAGCGGGAATATCAAGGCGGCGGCCGCTCGGATTGATGCGTTGCTGGAGGATCAGCCACTGACGATGGGTTCACCGCCGGCGCCAGTGGCTGGGTATACCTGGATGACCATGCATCGAGAAGCACGGACTCGTCTGACGGAAATTGACGCCGTCGATCCGTCGATTCGGTGGCAGCGGCGCGGCGGGCACTATCGCGTGATGATGTCATTAACCTAGGGCGATCGGGGATTCAGAACAGGAGCAGACGATGGCGATTTTGACTGGACGATACGGCACGGTGAAGTGGAATGCACTCGGCGTGGTGTCACCGCCGAACCTGCAGACGATCATCAGCCTCAACGGCTGGAAGATCAGTCTGAAGACACCGAAGGAAGATGTGACCTGTTTTCAGGATGCCAACAAGATGTATGTCCCAGGCATTCCTGACGTGAGTGGGTCGCTGACCGGATTCTTCAACGCCGCAGAACTGCATTTGGTCGCCGCGTCGCAATCTGGCACGCCTGGCTATCTGCAGCTCGGGAACAACTCCACGAGCAATCCGACGACGCTGTTTGGCGGATTGGCGTATCTCGACGTGGACATCGATTGCACACTAGCTGCGCCCAAGATTGCCGGCACGTTCGTGGCCGGCGGGACGTGGACGCTTCCGTCCTAACGCCGTATGTTTGGCGCAGTGACATTACATGGCCCTACAGGGTCGCTCCTGTGGGGCTATCGCTCGGCGGCGACACTCACTGATTGGCGCATTGTCAAAGAGAAAGACAAACCGACGTGGAAGCTGACGGCACGGGTGCGCACACTTGACACGTATCAGTCTCGGCAGCGGCCGCTCCTGTTTACGGCGCCGCGCGAAGGCGGGCGCTGGTGCTGGGACGTGCAGGATCTTGATATCTCAGAGCAGCAGTTAACGGCGACGCTCGGTCCGCCGTTGCAATAAGTCGACGGAAACGAGTCCAACGGGTGTTCTAAAGGGGTGTTTTCTATGGGTCGTTCTCGGTTTGTGCAGCCGGAGACCATCAGAATCGATCTGTCTGATGGCGATTACCTCATTCTCAAAAAAGAACTGAACGCGGGCGAACAACGGCGCGTGTTCTCTGACTTCGTGAAACAGGCGCGATCGGGTGAGCCGTTCGAGCTCGACCCGGAGAAGGTCGGCCTGACGAAGATGGTGGCCTATCTCGTCTCGTGGTCGTTTTGCGATCAAGGCGGACTACCCGTCGAGGTGAGCGAGAGCGCGATCAAGGCGCTTGACCTCGAGAGTTTCCGCGAAGTCAAAGACGCGATCGACGCGCATGAGACGCAGGTGGAAGCCGAACGTGAGGCGCGAAAAAACGGGAAGGCTGGGACGCTGCCATCCGGAGCGATCTCAGCATCGCTAGGCTAATGCACTGGCGGATCGACTGGGTGCGCGAATTGAGCCGTGACGATTACGAGGTCTTGCTGGCGATGATTGCTGACGAACAGCGCAAGCGCGACGAGGACTGATGGCCATTACCGGCAAATTCGAAGCGGACTTTTCGAGCTATATCGCCGAAGTGAACAAGGCGAATGCCTCGACGGCCACGTTCCAGACGCAAGCTACTGACGCGGCGACAGCAGCGAATGCCATCGGGGCCAGTTCCTCGGTCGCGACGACGGGTGTGGCCGAACTCGCCACGGCAACTACGGCTCTCGCTGGCGCGCAGGATCTGGCCACGCTCTCAAATGAACAGCTCGACGCGATGATTGCTGGCGAGACGGTGGCCCTGCAGGCGTCCACTGTGGCCACGGTCGAAGCCACGACCGCATCTGGCGCCTATGGCTCGGTGCTGTTTACGACGGCCGAGGCCGAAGTGGCGGCGACCGAGGCGGCGGCTGGGTTGACGGTGGCGACGGAAGGGTTCGCGGCGACGATGACCGCGCTGATCGGGCCGATTACGGCCGTGGTGGTCGTCTTCGACGTGCTCTATCTTGCGCTGAAAAAATATCTCGATGCCAGCGAAAAGGCCATTCAGACCGAAGCTGATTTCATTAACAAGCAAGACGTGCTGGAGCGCGCCGCCAAGGCGTCTGGCCATGAAGTTTCGAATCTCGCCCAGGCGGTGAAGATTCTTGAAGAGGTGCAACGCCATCAACTGCTCTTGGATCCGGCACTCGCGGCACAGGACTACATTGACAAACTGAGTGAAGCGGCGAAGAAAGTGCGCGACCTCGCAGCGGAGGAAGCGGCACGGTCTGAAGGTTTGGCGAATGTTGGACTGGTCGTCGGTGGGCCATCCGACGTGGTCGCGCAGATGAAGGCTGGCTTGGAAGCCCAGAAAAAGGCCGCCCAAGAGGAAGCGCAATTCGAGCAGCGACTGAACGAGGACACGGCGAGGAAGCTCACGAAGATTTACGACGACATCGCCAAGAGCTTCTACGCCATGATGAAGGACCAGGAAGCCCAACTCAAGCGGTCCAATCAAAACACCGTGGACTTGGTGAAGTCCTTTACGAAGCTGGGCGATGTGCAGCGTGAGGCGTTTGGTCCGACCGAGGCCTTTCTGGGCGGAATTGAAAAGGTCGGCACCGCATTCAAAGTGACGCAAGGCCAGATGGAAGAATCGATGGCCGCGTTTAGCACGGACGTGGGACCGACCCTGGACCAAGCCGCGAGCCATGCGAACGACTTCGGCAAAGCCTTTAGCGACAATATTTCTAAGAGTCTGCAGAGTCTGCCGAATCTGATTCAGCAAGCGTTAACAGGAGGCGGAGGACTCAAGGGCGCGATCGAAGCCTTCGGCGCCGACATTGGCGCGGACCTTGGCAAAAGCCTGGTGACGCATTTCGGAACCGATATTTCGAAGACCTTCGAAGACCTGCTCGGACAAGGCATCGGCGGAGCAGTCGGCGGATTCATCAACGATATCCTGCCAGGGCTCGGCAGTGTGCTCAGCCTGGCGCTGAATAAGCTATTCAGCATTGGCGGTCCATCGGCGCAGGAAACGGCTGGACGGAACATTGTCGCGGACCTGCAGAAGCAATTCGGATCGACCACGGACTTCATCAACAAAGTCGGACAGGCCTATGCCGATATTGGGAAAACACGCGAGCAGGCACAAGCGGACATTAAGGCCGCCTGGGATGCGGAACGGCAGGGGGCAGCCGCGACGCAGGCCGCCGTCGACAAACTCAATGAGGCCTTGAAGCGGTCTGGCGAAATCGAGAGCGATATCAGCAGCCTGGGCATCAAGAGCCACGATGAGTTGATTCATGCGGCCGATATCGCGAATGCGACCTATCAGAAGATTTACGACGGCGTGAAGACGGGCCAGTATACAGCTGAGGATGCGACCAAGGCGTATATAGCGTATCAGCAGGCCTTAGCGGATGCCGGCGATGCCGCGGCGAAAGCGTGGCTGGCGACGACGCAAGCGCAGACGACTGCGGCCACGGCTGTCGACTCGAATCTGCAGAAGCTGATTAGTCAGCGAGACAGTCTCAACCAGAGCATCGGGCAAGAGGCGCCAGAAGCGCAGATCGGCGTGATTGAACAGCAGCAACGCGCCCAACGCGATGCCCTAGATGTGCAGATCAAGGATGCCCAATCGGCGGCACAGACGGCAGCTGATGCGACGACGGCGGCCGCTCAGACATCAGCCGATCAACAGAAGGTGATCAATAGCGACCTGACGGGCTACGTCCACGCGCAGAATACCGATACCGCGAATGCCCTCCAGAACGATTTCACGTCGGCCGCACAGACGGCGGCTGACAATATCAAGAGCGAATTCGACTTTACGATTCACATTCCGATTGCGTTCGATACGCCTTCGCTTCCCGTGAGTCCTCAAGCCAGTGGTGGTGATTACCTAGTGACGAAACCGACGTTGTTCCTGGCGGGCGAAGCCGGACCAGAACGGGCCACATTTACGCCGCAAGGTGGATCGTCTGGTCCTGGTGGTGGACCGATTACGGTGCAAGTCGTCCTCGATGGGCGCGTGGTGGCGGAGAACACGATCAATCGCATGGCGCAGGATAAATACGGCGCCGGTATCAAGACGAAGCGGGCGCTGGGATTGCCGGTCTAATGTCGTCATCCATTCATCAGCGATTCTCTGACAACATCCTGATCGGAGCCAGTGTGGTCGCGACGCCAACGCCGCTGACCACCTATAGTGCCTCGACGCTCCTGACGTATCGGCCCGCCGATCGCGTGCGCTGGGGCTCGCCAGGCTCGCCGAATCAGTATCGGTTGCGCTTCCATCTCTCAGGTGGATCGCCGGCACCTAAACAACAGGCCGATGTGCTGGTGATTCCCTGTTCGAATATCAGCGGCAGTCTGCATCTGACGAGCGATGACGGCATGAACGTCTCGATTACGATTCCGACGATGCTGCCGAGTGGGATTCCTCGGACGATCGCGGCTGACCTGACCACGTTGGATACCAATGCCTCGCATCGCACGTCGAATGCCTTCGATCTGGTCATCAACGGCATGACGACCGATCTGATCATGGGCGGCGCCGTGCTGCTCTACGGGCCCAAGCGCACATTTACCAATCGCGATTGGCAATATGGGTTTCAGCAGGCGCAGACGGGCTATGCCGTTCGACATCAGAACGATTACGGGACCGATCTGACATTTCCTTTGCGAACACGCACGAGACAATTGACGCTGAAAACGACGTGCTCGGTGGCCGATGCCCTAGACCTCGAGCTCTGGGCTGATACCAATTATGGTGATGGCTTGCCTGGATTTGTCTGGCCAAAACCTGGAACCTATGAGGGCATGTTCGGCCGGTTGCAGCCGACGCAATCACAAACGATCCGCATCAATACCACGACCTATGTGCAAGTCGGTCTCACCTTCAACGAGATCTCCAAGGGTAAGCCGGTCGCATGAGCACCGTCGCGTGTTATGTCGGGAGCTTCGTGAAGCGCTCCGGAACTGGCACGCAAGACATTACCGGGTTGGTTGACGAATTCAACCTCCCCTTTACGCCCAAAGGCTTTATCTTCTGGAGTGTCTGTCAAACGGCCACGGGATTCGCCGATGCGGATCAGCATCAGATTTACGGATTCAGCGATGGGACTCATGAGATTTGTATTTCTCATCTCTCTCAATTCGGCAGCCTGGATACCTCCGTGGGTTATCGCAATGATGCGGCCATTTGCATTGAAGATATCAATGAAACATTTGATTCAATTGGCCATGTGTCGGCAATGGCCTCTGGACAGTTCACGATCAACTGGACCACCGCGGCTGGCTTTTCTGGGATTCTGATCGATTTCATCGCCTTCGGGGGCGATACGCTCGCGCTGCAAGTGGGCGATGCGGCCATGAGCGGGAGCACGGGGAATCAAACGATCAGTGGGCTCTCGGTAGATCCAGTGGTGACCATTCTTTTGCCCTCGTTGAATACCTCCGTGCCGGTCACGACGGCTGGTTTTGGTCCGAATGGCTTCGGCTGGTTCACCGCCTCTGCACAAGGGGCTGCCAGCAATGATACGGCGCTGGTTGGTTCGCCCAAGCTCCGGCGCTATCAACGGACGGATCGCTGTCTCGTGGCGGCTGGCGCTGGTGGTATTGCGTGTGAAGCGTCTGCCGTCTCTCTGAACAGTGACGGATTCACCATCAATTGGCTGACAGCCCATTCAGGACGGATTGCGTATCTGGTAATCAGTGGCATTTCAGCCGTGGCCGGCGCGATCGTGGCGCCTACCACTTCTGGCAGTGCCTCCATCAGTGGCAGCACGCGTGCTTTGGCGGCTCTCTTTCTGGGCGATGGCAACATCGCGAGCACCAGTATCGATACCGTTCAAAGCTCATTGGCTCTCGGCGCCGTGGATATGCATGGCCATCAACGGGTCAATTGGTCCGTCGATGGGGATAATGCCGGCGGCACCGAACGCTATGAAGCCACGAATGCGGCGATCGTGTCCGCTGAGCGTTTCAGTGCCTTAAAATCGGCGGGATCGGTCGGGATCACGTTCACCGGCTGCGCGATTACGTGGACGATTACGACCTCAGACAACGCGCAATTTTTATATCTGATCATTGGACGGTTTACGGGCACCGTTCCGGTATCGACACCAATGGCAGCGCAGACACCGTGCGCGCCACAGGCACAAGTCACGAATGGTGGCAAGGGCAAGGCTGGATGCAACGTCGGTGGCGTGGGCGGAGGACAACAATACAATCTCGGCGATGGTGTCGGGACCGTGCCACAACATGCCGATCCAGATGATGGCGAAGTCCTGACCGGCGATGTGACGCGTAGCACGCTCGAACCGTGGATCGAGCTGGTGCACGAGGATTATCCAAGCTTGGTCAAGACGACATATCGGCGGGCCTTTGAAGAATTGGCCGATGATAGCGGCTACGAAGGCGGCCGGAAAGAATCTGGCATGCTCGCGATTGGTGACATCGAGCATGGCCTCGGAAATGAACAGGGCGGGTTCGAGGCAGGAACGGCAACGTTGCAATTGTCTGATATTCGGGATCGCTTATTCCGTGATCTCTCCGCCGATCAAGACATCGACGGTGACGAATATCGGGTCAAGCTAGCTTCGGATGCCGCTCGTGCCGCGCATATTGCTCCGCGGATCCTGCAACGTGGCATCGTGCAACAAGCGGCGCTCGAATCGATGCTGCAATCACAGATTACGGGAGTGGATTGGCTGTTCTCGGATTTTGGTCCGTTCGGACCTGGCCGACAAGATCCGAATTGGACCTTTGGCGATCTGGGGTCTGCTGCGCCTGACATGACGGGCGATACGAAGACGCAGCCCATCACATTGCTCTATGGGGAAAAGAGTGATGAAAATGCGTCCAGTCCATTAGGGGGCAGTCCTGCGGGAAATTTCGCAAAGGGTCTGCTTCCTGGCTATTTCCTTGGACGGTTTGATCTGACGGGTCTCGTGCCGGATCCTCCGGTGTCCACTGGTAGCACGCTCGAGCAAGTCGTGGCGGAACTCCAAGCATCTGTCGATGCCCATACGACCGTCGCTGATTGGAGCAGCATTATCGGTGTGGCCGACGCCATTACACTCGAAGGCATGGGCACCGTGCCTGATAGCTATACCGGCCTCGCGGGCGTGATTGGCTACGGGGATTTGAATGTGCTGCTATCGATGGGCACGACCGCACCTCCGGCAGCAACTGAGTGGGGTTTTGTCGCGACTGGACTTGGCCCGTGGTTTCGGTATACAGGCGTCTACGGGTCAGACCTCGGGTGCGGTGATGCCCTGCAGACGCACGATCGCATCAAACTTGATCCGGCGACACGCGCTGACATTTTGGTGCCTGGCATCAATTGGCCGTTTGGGAATCCCTATTTTGAACTGACCAATCCCGATACCGGACGGACGTTCTGGTTAACAGGCGTGTTCGTGACTGGACCGCTGCTCGATGATCATCTCAACGGTGTGGTGACGCTGGCATTTAATGCGATCGGCATTGAAGACGTTGGCGATGGGTCTGGCCTCCCGATCATGCGGATCGAAGATGCGAAACAGCATCGGCTCGAAAATCATTGGATCAATCAGTGGTCATCCGGAGCCTATGCCACCGCCCTCGTCTTTCCTCAATTCGAAGACGGCACGGCGATGGTCCGCAGTTCGAGTTTTACCGCTCGTCAACAATTCTTCATCGATCAACTCGGCAATGATGGCATCCTCGTGTCTGAATATGCCGATACGCGGCAATCGAATCTGGACATCGTGCGGCAGTGGAACACGGACACCGAGAGCAAAATCGGTATCAATCAACATGGACAGATTATTGATTTCGGGTTCGATGAATTCGTCGATCCGTCTGCCTGGCCTCGGTTGAACCATGTCACGGACATTTTCGGACCACTGGTTCGCACGGCTGGTGAGGAACGCGAGAACGTCGTGACAGGCTCGTGTGATTGGGATCCTGATTTCGACAAAGCACGCGCGGGTCCGTTTACCTACACCAGTTCGGCTGGCATTGCGAAATATAAAGGCCGGATTCGTCAAGGCCAACCGATTAATTCCAAGATGCTAGACAATACGGATCACTTTCAATGGATCCTGCAGCGTCGGTTGAGTCGGTTGGAATTCGGCTTGACGATGATCCAAGTCCAGGTGCCGATTGATCCGTGGCTCACGGTCGACGTCGGAGAAGGCATCTTACTCAACTCAGAAGATGGGCCTGGACCGTTAGGCTATGTCGATGAGCCGTGCATCATCATGCGACGCAAGATTAGTCTGCAAACGCGGCTTATGACGCTCACGCTCTGGGACATCAGCGGCTTGTTGGGGTCATAGTCAATGCCCTGCACTTACACGCCAGTTCCAGACGCGAATCTACAAGTAATTGGACCGACGGGAGGCGTAGGAGCCGGTCATATTGCCGTGTGGGGCGGCACCTCAGGCCAAGTGCTGGTTGATGGCGGCACTGGAGCCTTTGGACCGACCGGACCGACCGGACCCACTGGACCGGCTGGATCGACAGGGCCGACAGGTCCTACCGGCACACTGGGACCAACCGGTCCAACGGGTCCACAGGGCGCCACTGGTAGCGGTGGTGGCACTGGGTCGCAAGGTGCGACCGGACCCACTGGGCCAAGTGGTTCCTCCTTCTGGACGGATGTTATTGCCGCGACGGATCAGGATATTTCCTCGAGCACGACCCTGACGGCTGATAATGAACTCTTTTTCTCGATGACTGCTGGCAAGATATATATCTGGGAATTGATGTTGATCTATTCGTCTCCAGTCGGGGCCGGCACTCCTGACTTTAAGGTCGATTTCAGCGGTCCCGCTACAATGTTTGGGAATTATTCATTCCCGCTCTATATCGGCTTGTTGGGGCAACTGAATTCAGTCGTTGGACAGTCTGCCTTAACATCGGTGAGCGCTTTAGGGACGGATACGATTCCCCATGCGCTCTGGTTTCAAGGGCAGGCCTCTTCGACCGGTGGTGGCACCGGAAGTTCTGGATTTGTGGTGCGCTGGGCGCAGAATACCTCAAGCAGTGATCTGACGCGGCGCCATGCTGGGTCGGTGCTCCGATGGCGACAATTGAGTGTCTAAGGCGCGTATACTCAGCATTTATGTCTGAACGCGTGGTGTGACCGGCGCATGGCAAGCCATCATCGGTCTGATCGGATCCTTTGTCACGATCAGTATTTTTCTGATTGGGGTCGTGTTTCGTATGGGTCGCAGTGAAGCGCGGATCGATCATCTCGAGGAATGGCGGGCGAATGTCCGGATGGATATGCACGAAATCTCGGACCAGATCCAGGAGGTCGGCCACAAGCTCACGGCCCTCGTCACCATGTTCGAGGAACGCACCGAACGGCGTCAGAATCCCAGACAGTAATGGATACCACATTAGATTCGCTCGACCCAGTGTTTAAGACTCCAGTGTTTGCGCTGCTTGCGCGCTTAACTGAAGCACGATTAGCCGTTTGTATCGTCAACACGCGTCGGACCCAGGCCGAGCAAGATGCGGCCATTGCTCGGCATGTCTCATGGGTGACCCATTCAAAGCATCAGGATGGTCTTGCGATCGACGTTGCGCCATATTCGGTCTGGGCGCTTCATGGAGATGACAAGATCCAGTGGGACGCGCACGATCCGGCATGGTTGGTGATGGGGAGGATCGGCGAATCGCTCGGCTTGCGCTGGGGCGGGCGCTGGACGGAGCATCCGGATTGGGGCCATTTCGAATACGCTGGATCAAGCGTGGTCGGGGTGCCCGTCTGACGCGCGAGATTCGCTTTAACGTCGCTGGCGATCCGCATGGCGATGTGCCGACGCTCCAGCCCGATTCGCCGCCTGGTGCGCCGCCGATTGTCTGCTCCTTTGAGTCGCCGTCACGGCTGCTGGCCATCATTCCAGAGACGAACACCGGCGCCGGCACGCTCTTTTACCAGCAGAAGTCGAAGAACTTTCGGATCATTCTGCCGCCAGTCGGCCAACAGGCGCAGTGGGAAGCCGGAGAACCGCCATGTCTACCGCCGGAGTATCACGGCAATAGCGATGCGGTGGCGCTGCACTACGGGCCGCCAGTGCTCGACCGGCCGACGTGGGATGGCACCTATTTGAGGCATGCCAATGGACGACGCTATGTGTCTCGTCGTATTTCTGGGTTCCTCGACTTCAAACGCTACTTGGACGGCGAAGATATTCGACCACTTCTCCAACAAAGTCACGATCTCGGCGCAACAGGCCGACGGATGTTTCCGCACATCGTCAACATTACCGATTTCAACCCAGACGCTTACGGTCAGCGTTACTGGGATTCCATTCCGGCATATTTTTCATTGAACGCTGAGTATGGTCAATCAGTGGATGTTCCGGTGCTTACAGATAGCGGCTATCGCGGCTGGTCGCTCGGCAAGTGCCAAGACTTCTGGGCCAGATGGAACGACGCGACAGCGGCCATCAGTAATAAATTTATTTCCCTCACGAACGAATACGACCACGGCGGGAATCTGGTGGGTGTCCCGCACGACTACGCGCGGCCATCGGACCCGCTGGTGTCCCAAGGCTCGGCCGTAAGCGATGCCCCACCGCCTCGGCCTGGCTGGGGCCGGCGGGAGTTCCATGTGCAGAAGGATTGGCCGAAAATCTACCTGTGCGAGGACATGTATTACAACCGGCTCGGTGTCGATGCAGACAAGACGGTGTGGGGTCCCGTGCTCCCGACGGATCTCTCGGAGGGGCCGAAGTTCAGCGAAGACGCGAGCCTGTATACACCGTGGGGCGCTCAATGTTTGGCGCATGAGTCGATTGCGTGGGGCGACGGCATGACCTTTCACTGTGTTGATGGCCACGACAGCCGGTTGCTCGGTCCCAACCAAGCGGCCTGCTGTGCGGCCGCAATGGCGGTGCTCGCGGCGGCAGAAGTATGAAGCGCCAAATCGTGCTCGCCTCGTTCAAGAACGGCCTTGGGGCCACGATCGTCTCTGCCACGGCCCCTGATGCCCTGACCGCGATCGATCGCGCCTATGGCCGTCTGATGCGTCTGGGGGCCGTCTGGCCGCTCGACGTGCATCTCGTCGTCACTCGACTTCCCTAGAGGATTCCATGCGTCTGTTCTGGTTGTCCGTGTGTCTCGTCGGGTTGTTCAGCTTTCCAGCGCAAGCACAAATTGCCTTGCACGGACATCCGCAGAAAGCGGTCTATGGATCGCCTGCGGAATGGCCCACGTTCTCGACGCCGCAATGCCACTGGCGCTCGGAAACCGTGCAGAGTGCGGCGATCACACCACTGGAACATGTGCATTTCGACCTGAACGCGCCGTTTTACGGGGAACTCTCGGGACCGCTCGTCGTGCCCTTCACGGTTACGCTCTTTCACCTCAGCGGACAATCGGTCTTTGGTGATCGGCTCTATGGCGCACGGGATGTCGTGTGGGATGCGACCGGCTCCAGTGTCTCGCCGCCGCTCATCGGCGATCCGATGGGGATTGTGCTCTTTACCGGCCATCTCACGCTCGATCCCACGCTCTCGAGTCCGTGGACAACGGCGCACGGGTGGTATGGCACGGAGTTTCAGGTAGAAACGTATTTCGCGGGCGGCGACACGATGGTGAACGAACTCATTGCACCGTTTTACTCCGTGGTTGATCCCACGCAGCCAGAAACACCCGTAACTCCACTCAGCCACGAATATATGGCCGCATGCATTCCGATCGACGCCACGCATCCCGATATTATTTGGGGCGTGAACTTCGTGCAGACGCCGGATTATCTGCCGGTCGCTCCGATTACGGCGCCGATGACCCTCTGGATGGATACAGCGGGCTATGGGGCCCAAGGACTGCCGCCGGCCACGTTCCAGCAGCGGCTCGACCTGAACCTCCATGCGGGCATTCCTGGCACCATCCTGAAGCAAGTGGTGCAGGAGGGGGATATTCAAACCAGCATCACGATCGATCCGGCAGTGCTCGGCGCGGGAACGCATAAAATCGCCATCTTTCGCAATCAGCAGTCGACAGACGGCCTCGCCGAAGTGAACACGCTCTTTGTCATGCCCATTACGGTCGGCGATAGCGTGCCGCCGCCAACGACCTGCACGGACCCGACCGCGTTAAATAACGGCGGTCCATTGCCCTGCGTGTATCCGACTGTGCCGCCGCCGCCCATCTGGACCGTGGGCACGGTCTTTTCGACGCCCACGCCGACGGGGCTGCATTTCGAGCTCTGCGCGGCCCTGAATCCGAACGATGCCACTGCCTGTCACGCGGTGCCATAGGAGAACACGATGAAATTCCTCACGAAGCTCGGCCAGATCATTCTCAAAGGCGTGGAAATCTACGCGGGGTTCTCCCCGCTCGCCCAGATGGCCTTTCCCGGCCAGTCCCAAACGCTGCAGGTCATCAGCAAGGATCTGACGGAGATTGCGTCGATTATTGTGACGATTGAAGGCGCCGGCCAGGCGCTGTCCTTGACCGGAACGCAGAAACTCACTGCGGCGACACCGCTGGTCGCGCAAGCCATTCTGCAATCGTCCATCCTTGTGAACCACACGATCGCCAACCCGACCCTCTTCCAGCAGGGCGCGCAAAAGATCGCGGACGGGATGGCGGATGTGCTGAACTCGCTGAAGGATAATATCGACACGACGAATAAGACGTAGGGCACGGGACGTGCAACAGGCTGAACCATGATTGCCTTAATTCTCACGCTCGCCCTGGTAGGATTTCTCGTCTATCTCATCATCACGTATATCCCGATGCCGCCACCGTTCAAGAACGTGATCATCGTGATCGTGGTGGTGCTGCTGGTGCTCTATTTGTTGCGTGTGCTTGGCGTGTCCGACCTGCCGGTGCCACGGCTGTGATTCTCGAGCACGGCGAAGTCGAAGTAGACGAAACCTACATCGGCGGAAAGGCGCGCAAATGGATGCCTGCCGTTCTCACGGAATACGAGATCGGACGCGCTGTCCTCGCGGCGGAAATCATCGCGCGGTCAGAAAAGCCTCTCGCGGAAGTGGGCTGCCAGAAGGTCGCCTCGCTCGCGTCGCTCAAGGATGATTTGGTGGAATGCGTCCGGCTCGCCGGACATGCCGATAACGTGCGGGTGTGGACGCGAGCGACGGAAGGCGGTCGAACGCGGTATGGGTTCTACCGCGAAGAATGGGTGCTCGACGCGATCGACTTCCTCGACCGTGCAGAGTTGGCGGACGCTGACCGCGCGTGGATTTCCGGCTTGCTGTTTGGCTATCGGTCCGACGCGATCCAGCAGTTCATAACCCGAACGGTTCGGCAGCCTACGAAGGTATAAATCCGATCCGGCCCACGAAGCACTACTACAACCGGTCACTAAATCAGGAGCCATAAGCCATGGTGCTTTCTATCGACCAGAAGAAGATCGATGAACAGTTGGCCGCGACCCCGAAGACGTATCTCGTCACTCCACTAAATCTGGAGATGATGCCCATTGCAGTGCCGGGAGACATAGCGATCGGTGTCTATAGCACTGTATCTGTGCTGCCAGCAGACGCGGAACGCTCCCGCGCGCGTTTACTGGCACTTCGGCAGCGTCTAATCCAGCGTGGTGTGCAGCCACTGGCAGCTGACGATTTAGATCGATATATTGACGATACTCGCGGGCGGTAAATAAGCGCTTGGCGGTCAGGACTTACATAGATTCGTGTGTGTTGATCTCCGCGCTGCGGCCTCGGTCGCGGCGAATCCATAAAGAGCCGTGCACGGTGCGAAGTCGCGCATTCCGGGGCTCCAGCGACGAGTCATTCTGACCACCGGACCCAATTGATAGGACGAGCGGTTACGACCGCCGGCTTTGGGAATCTGTTACACTGACGAGCAGCGTTTAGGACTGGCCTAAACGTGTCGGTGGGCTTGGTCGAATCCCTGTTACCCGCTAGCCACGGAGTGATTTGACCAAGCCCTGTCGCATCGGAGGTGGAATATGAAAAAAGTCTGAGCGCCCCATCTGGGGCGCCTAGGCCAATTTTCATGTGGGGCGAGGAGAGATCCTCGTCCCGCCCTAGGTCCGCGCGACTATCGTTTACTGTACCACGAAAACGAGGTGTTTTATGGCCAAGGGAGATCGCACGCAATCTGACGCGCCTCTCAGCGAAGCCGAGGCAAAAGGACCCACTACCACCAAAACCGTAATCTGAGCCTTTTAGGAAAGCTGTGCTAGGGTAGGAGCGCCGGCGCGTGATAGGTGGTCTTGGCGGAAATCAACCTACCCCGGTTGAAGTGGCTGACTCGCCATCTGTCGCGCGTCGGATTTGACAGATGACGTAGACTAGAAAACGAAAAGGGCCAGCGCGGTAAACGCTAGCCCTTGGTGCCTTACGAGGTGTGGACTCGCAAAGCGGACTTGCCTCTGTCCGCAATTGTAACCCATCCCGTTCGCATTTCAACCCTTTACCCATACGGGCGGATTCGCACGCTGAGCTGCGCCCTTCGGCCACGGCGGCCGGGTCGATTGTCGTGAGATAACCGAGAAGCCGGACCCTAGATGGACAGGCGCTGCAACCAGGCACCGTGGCCGACTCACGACCTGGGCCCAAGTGACGGGGAGCGATCCCTCGAGAGTGGCGTCTCTTACTCGCTGGAACACTAATCACGGCAGACCGAATCGCGGTCGCATCACACCGTGAGGCTCACGCAGCGGGACCTCGAAGACGGCACGTTAGACAGCCTGTGAGCTCCAGGAGGAGAGTCACGGGGTTAGAGTCGGTCTATCTCATGATCCAGAAACAGACCCTCCGCTGCCGCACCTGCGGCGACCTCCAACGGGTGACGCCCACGGCGAGCCCCTATGAGTTCGATGCGGTGTGCGCGTGTGGGCGCTGGCTGATTTCGTGGGCGCATGCGAGCGAGCCGCCGGTGTTTCAGAAAGAGCTTGACGAAAGCGGTTTCGTAGTGCATGCTGTGCAGCAGGAGTTATTCACATGATGATTCAGATTGACGGGACCAGTTGGCACGTCGAGTCGGAAGCGGCGCTGTTGCGGCTCTTGCGCTGGGTGCAGCTGAGGAAGCGATCATGATCGGTAGTGGCGAATTCTCGATTCTCATTGGCTGCGCCGTCACGGTCATCGTCTTTATGATCAGGACATCGCGATGACCCGCACCGAAGAAGACCTCGTCACCTCGCTCGAGAATCGTCTGCGTGCGAAAGACGACGTGATTGACGCGCAGTATGCCGTGATTGAACAGCTCACGCTGGCGAATGAGTATCTGACGAAAGCTGTCGAGCTCTTGTCGCTGCCGCGGGTGACGGATGCCGATTATGCGTTGGTGGTGAGCGGGCTCAAGGAACTGGCGCCGCAGAAGCCAGAGAGGATGCATTGATGCACATCCTCGCATTTATCGCCGCCGGCTTCGGCTCCGTCGTGACGCTCTGGCTGGCATGGTCGCTGGTCAAGGATGCTCAGCGGCAGCAGACGCCGCGGTATCAGGCACACACCTGGCTCGTGGATGAGCGCAGAGACGCGAAGGATTCGATGTCCGCGATACGGGCGGCACATCTTCGGGAGCGTGCGAAGTGAGTCTGAAGCGAGGACCGACCGCAGCCGAGATTGGGCGCCTGGGCGGATTGAAGGGCGGCAAGAGCACCAGTCCGAAGAAGCGCGCGGCGGCGAGGCTGAATATGGCGAAGGCTCGGAAAATAAAGTTGGCGGGGCTCAAGAAAGTTCCCGCGTGAGTAATGTCCGGTATTACGAACGTCGCGAGATGGGCCTGTGTCCTCAGTGTGGGCGAGATCCCGAAGGTCGCGTGTATTGCCTCGACTGTCGAGAGAGGCATCGGGAGCGACGAATTCAGGAACGAACGGCGGATCGCGAAGGCTATAACCAATACATGCGCGTGTGGAAGTCGATGCGATGATTGTCCTCGTATCTGGAGCCACAACCTATCCACGTTCTGAGGATATCGGTCATTTGATCGTTCCAGGACAGTGGGCGAATCCAGCGACATTAGATTTGTCCTATACATGGGCGATGGACAATGGCGCATTTGGGGGAGCGTTTGATGCCGGCCAATTCATGGCGATGTTGCAAGCCTATGACGGCTATCCGGGCTGCCTGTTTGTGACGGCTCCCGATGTGATTTACAAATCCGGCATCGGTGATGCTGCCGCCACGATTCTTCGCTGGCCATTCTGGTCTCGAGTGATTCGAGGAATAGGCCATGTTCCAGCGTTCGTAGCTCAGGATGGACTCACGATTGATCGCGTGCCTTGGGATGAATTGGGCGTTCTCTTTGTCGGGGGATCGACGGCGTTTAAGGAAAGCGCGGAAAGCCGCACGTTATGCGCCTATGCCAAGGCGCGTGGTGTGTGGGTGCATTGGGGTCGGGTGAATGGACAACGTCGCTATGAGCTCGCGTTAAAGGCTGGAGCGGATTCCATTGATGGGACCGGATTTTCGATGATGCCGAATATCAATATTCCCAAGTTGTCGCAGTGGGAGAAAAATATTTCGGCCCAACCCGAATTAGCCTATTGACAAAGCGGTTTATTGAGACTACTCTGAGTCTCACAAAGGGAGGGCACACCATGAGCCGCTTCGTGACCGACGAACCAGATTTCGACCGCTACGAACCGAAACAGGACCACTATTCAGACGGAACGCCAGTCTACGCCGACATTCCCGACTTCGACACACCCGAACCAATCATCGACCCAGCCGAGAACGCGATGCACTCCCTAATCGATGCGCTGACCACGCTCGAGCAGCAGATTGTGCTGGCCACGCAGTTGCCGCGCGACGAATCGCTGCGCCGTCTGAACGCGCTGCGGAAGCTGACAAAAAGAGCCGAACAGCACGCGACGCTCGTGCACAGCAAGTGCGCCGATGCGATTGATCGGGCGATGGAGAGGATCCGCTAATGGCGCTCCTTGATGGACAGCAAGTTGCAGATTCGGAGATTGATCCGGCGAAGCATCGTTTTGTCGGTTCGTTTCGCGCTCCCTATCGCCTGCCAGAGACGGCTGGTTATATTTATTGTCCATGCGGAACGATTCTGCAAAACCAGCAACAGTCCAGAGAGCACTGGCAGGCTGGTCATTGGGATCAGCCGCAATATCAGACGATCTAGTCATGGCGCTATTTTCCGGCACGCGACTCACCGACCGCAACGTGGAGGTGTCTATCCACAACCAAGTGCGGCGGATTGTGACGCGGTTCGTGCAGCACGAGATTGACGAAGCGGACTGCTGCCGGCAGTTAGAAGACCTGTTCGTGAAAGCCGTGAACGCGATGACGCGGGCACACCAGTCCCGCGAAGGAGTGAGCGAATGAGCCGAAGCAATCCGAATGCGAACGCGCCGAATCCAGCGACCAGATGGTTTGAATGGTCTGGCGAAACAGGCAGCGTGCGCTACTTTGACAAGGAACTCAAGGAAAACATCATCTGCCCGTTGCCGTTCACGTTCCTGCTCCTCGACGAGTTGAGCAGTGTCCGCGGCTGGCACGAGGCCAGCAAGAGCGGCATCACGTCGAACCAGGTGCGCGATACGAGGGAAGAACTCCTCGTGGTGCGGGCATTCAAGGCGGGCACATTGGCGGAAGGGCTCTATAAGGACATCAAGGACCGCGCGGCGCGTGTCGGTGGGAAGTTCGTCACGAATTGCTATCTCGGGTTCAAGCAAGGCGAGAAACTCGCGATGGGGTGCCTCCAGTTCAAGGGCGCGGCCTTGGGCGCGTGGATGGAGTTCCGCAAAGAACATCGGCGCGAACTCTTCGAACAGGCCGTGGTCATTACGGGCTCTACCGAAGGCAAGAAGGGGCGGATCGTCTACAAGATGCCCGCCTTCAAGTTGACGACATTGACGCCAGCGACGAATCAACAGGCGCTTGACCTCGATAAGCAGCTCCAAGCGTATCTGACGGAATATCTGAGTCGCACGACGCACGACCGCGTGGATGCGCCGACATCTGATGCCCCGGACGAAGAACCTGAGGACAATACGCCGGTGCCTGACGATGACCTCTCGGATGTGCCGTTCTAGGCCATGACGCCTACTCCTGCAAAACTCTATACGGCGACCGTGACCATCCAATACGTCGAAGAGTCACGCACGCGCGGCACCTGGCAGCGACCGGACGGCATCCGACGCTTCGTGATCGGCGCCGAGAAAACCACCGGCGAGTCGCTGGGCGAACGACGCATCGGCTTGACGACCTTGGACCCCTGGCGCGCGAGTCTCTGCTTGCAGGCGAAGGACAAAGGCTTCAAGCTGTTCATCAAATATAAGCTGACGCGCTGGTTCGATGCGGATCTACTCCACTGTGAAGTGGTGAAAGACGAGGTGCCGGTATGAGCCTCTTCTGGCGCAATCTCTGCGACCGCTGGCAGACCTTCCGGCGCCGGCATGAACTACTGGCGGAACAACTGAGGCGGGTGTGCCGATGAGCCTCTTCGAACCAGCCCTCGCGCTCGACTGCACACAGGCCGAGCTCGACATCCTGCAGCGGCCTATTGAGGCCGAACGCGACGGCGGCCATCAGCGCCTGATGCGGGAGATTCTGGAGGGACTCGACCGCGGCAAGCGCGTGCTGCTGATTGAGCCGGCGCTGCTGCGGAAAGCGGAACACTTCGCCTACGATTATGGTCCTGGTGGCTATCAGACGCGGTTTCGGACGTTGGTATCGCTGGCGCGGCGGCAGGGGTGGACGGAATGATCTTTCCCACGAAGCGCGGCGAGTGGAGCCCTGCAGTCGGCCAGCAGGAGCGGTGGTGGGAAATCTACCGCTCGCAGTCGTGGGTCGATGCGGAACTCCTGAAAGCGGCAGCCTGGCTCGAGGCCAATCCGACTCGGCGCAAAACGCCCTTCGGGATGCCTCGGTTCCTCGTGAACTGGCTGAATAAGGCCAGCACGCAGCAAGCCGTGACCTCGAAAGTCTCGTATCGGCCTCGGTCGACACGGGACGCGACCTGTCCGCATCAGCCGGCCTGTCCCTTTCCGGGGAACTGGCAATGCCAGCAGCGCACGTCCTTGATGCGGCGCGCGTGAGGTATCGGTGATGGCAAGGCGTAAGAAGTTGGATGGTGACGTTTGATAGCGGACCACGAGAAAACGGCATGAAGTTCTGTTGTTATTGCGGTCGAAAGCTAAAGCCTGTCACGGAGTGGAAAATCTGATGGGCAAATACCAAGTCCATCAGGCCGACGTGAACGAAGCGGCCATTGTGCAGTATCTGCGTGCGCACGGAGCACAGGTGCAGAAAATAGGCGAGCCGGTGGACTTATTGGTCACGAAATGCGGCCAGACAGGCGTCGCCGAGGTGAAGGGACCAAAGGGCAAGCTGCGACCTGTGCAGGAGGCGTTCCTGGCGAGCTGGCGCGGGATCTCAGCCGTGCTGCGCACTGAGGCCGATTGTGATGACTTTCTCAAGAGGTTGAGCGTATGACGATGCCCTCTCAGGCCGGACCAGGCCCCGAGCAACAAGAGCCTGATCGTTGGTGGTGCGGGTGTCTGATTCTCGAACGGCAGGGGCTGGAAAAGTAAATCAGTATTTATGGGGAAACGGCGAGCGAGAAGACACACCAATAACAGCGGACGACGGCAAATTCAGCGCGGTAAATTGAAAGACCATGCCGAGAGAATGGCTAGGAAGCTGGGTATCCCAATGAAAGAACCTGCGCCATGGCCGACACCCATTGCGAAGCTGGCACAAGACATTGCATTTGCGATTGATCATCATGAGCCGAGGAGGGGACGTTTGCGAGTGTTCGAAGAAATTATCGCAGCGTCTGGCGCATTTCAACATGTGTCCGATCCATCGGTGATTCTTCTGCATGTCTCTAATGAGAATAATCGTCACAATAAGCTGATGCTTGAATACGTGGCTGCTAGGGAGGCCGCGCTGACTGAACAGATCGCGGTCGGACCATCCCCAGACTCGCAGGAGCGGCAGGGCTTCAGCGAACACTCGCAAGCAACATGGTTTAAGCGGGTGCAAGAGTTAGAGGCTGACCTCACCGCCGTCCGCGCCCAACTGGAGGAAGAACGCAAGACGTGGAAAGGGATCGAGGTGGCTTTAGTCGAGAATCTGAACACCAACGAGAAGCACATAGGCGATCTCGAAGCCGCCCTCACCGATCTGCGGGCCGGTATGGCGCTCTCCTCACAGGCACAGGAGCCAAAGTGAACGACAAACTGGCGATGCAATGGAAGTTAGCGGCTCTCCTGAAAGATCGCACGCGTCGCGAGATTCGTGAACGTGCCAGATTGGGCGGGAAACGGACGCACCTTGAGATTGCTGAGGAGTTTGGCGTGCCTATCGAATTTGTCGATGTCGTGGCCTCATGGCAAATGTTTGAAGACGAATTGTCACAGGCACAGGAGCCAAAGTGAACGTGTTCGTGACCGGATCGGAAGGCTTTATCGGTCGGCATGTCGTGCGACGTCTGGTAAATGATCACTCTATTACAACCATCGCAAAATATGATCGCGCGATTCATCCCGCCGATCAGATCGAGCAACGTGATCGGCTCTGTGATTCGATGCGCGGGAGCGATGTGGTGATTCATCTGGCTGCGCTTGCGGATGTGCGCAATGCGCTCAAGCAACCCGTGCAGCAAGTGCAGTCGAATCTGATCCTCACATCGCAAGTGCTCGAGGCCATGCGAGCCACTGGCGTCAATCGGATCGTTTTCATGTCGACTGCGGTCGTTTATGGCGATTGCACTGATTCGCCCATCACCGAGCGAGCGACCTGCTTTCCTCAACAGACTTCTATTTACGGCGCGATGAAGCTGGCCAGCGAGTCGCTGATTGCGGCTTATTGTCACGGCTACGGCATGACGGCTGATATCTTTCGCACCGTCTCGCTGGTGGGTCCTGGCTATCGGCACGGCAATCTGATGGACTTCTATAAGAAGTTGAAAGCCAATCCTTCACGCCTTGAGATTTACGGCACAGGTCAACAGCAGAAGTATTACATCGACGTGGCCGACGTGGTGCAGGCCATTCGACTGACGCTCGCGCGTCAACATACCGGAGCGGAGCTCTGGAATATTTCGCACGATCAGCCCAATACCATCTTGGATTCGATTGAGACGGTGGCCGGGGTGCTGCAGGCGCAGCCAGCGATTATCTCAGTGGCAGACCCGTGGGCGGGTGATTTGCCGGGGCTGGTGCTGGATTGTTCCAAGCTGCGAGGGATTGGCTGGGCCCCGACGGTTCCGATTCGACAGGGCATGGAAGCGGCTGTGATGGACTTCGTGGAGCGTGGCTTGTGAATGTGACCGTGGTGGGGCTGGGCCATTTCGCTGGCGTGGTGGCGAGTTGCCTCGCGCAGCGTGGGCACGCTATCTGCCAAGTCGATTTTATGCCTCCTCTGATGCGAGACGGCCAGAAACACGCCAAGGACGAGCCAGGATGGATCCCGTGGGTGTCGCAGGAGGAAGATCCCGATCTGGTCTGGATTGCCTATGATGTGCCGCTGGATGCAATGGGCGCCCCTGTCGTCGATGAAGTCTTGAATCGTTGCGCGATGCGTAATGATTT